ATACAGATATATAGCTCACCAAGCCACATTAAAAACAGGGAAGCCAGTAGTTATAAAGAAAGGTCGTCAGGTCGGTGCTACGATGATGGCTGGTGCTTTAGATTTATATTTTACAAATTCTGGTTTGTTCAATAAGCCTCCAATAAGAGTTGTTCATCTTTTTCCAGCTTTAGCTCAAGTAAAAAAGTTTTCTCAAGATAAACTAGAAAGTTTAATTAGAACTTCCAAAGCTGACTTTATAAATAAAAATAAATTAGATTCTGCAAACGCAGTAGATAATTTGACAATGAAGCAATTTAAAACGGGAACTTTATGGGTCGATTCTTTGGGTACAGATGGCGATAGAATTCGTGGTATGACCGCCGACGTCGTCTTTTTCGATGAAATGCAGGATCTCATGCCGCAAGGTATAGGTAACGCTACAAAGATTCTTACAGCTTCAAAATACGGACCCGTAGGTAAAGGAGTTCAGGTTTATTTTGGAACCCCCAAACAAAAAGGATCTTATTTTTCTACAGTTTGGGATATGTCTGATCAAAGATATTATCATTTAGGCTGTACAAATTGTAAGGAAACTTATCCTTTTTATCTTCCTGAAGATGACAGATGGAAGAAGATATGGGTTTCTGATTATACCATACAGTGTCCTCTTTGTGGTCATAAGCAAACAAAGATTGAAGCTATAGACGCTGGAAAATGGGTTGCAACCAGAGATTCAAAAGATGCTAAGTTTGTTGGATTTCATATAAATCAATTATATATTCCTTACTTTTCTAAAGAAAACATTTTGGATTTGATGCCAGAGAATAATCCTGCGCAAACTGAAAGAATCTGGAATAATGAAGTTATAGGAGAGTTCTATTCAGGTTATGGAATGCCCATAACCAAAGCTGATTTGTATAATCTTTGTAGAGATGAAGATAGAAAGTTTTCAAATAATATTGATGGAAATGTCAAAACCACATATTTAGGAGTTGACTGGGGTGGAAAGAATGATAACAAAGATGATCTTGGTGGTCAATCATATTCTTGTGCAGTTGTTCTGTCTGCACAACCAGACGGAACTCTATTGGTAGAGCATGCTCATAAATTAAGAAAAAATAATTATGATTACAAGAAAGATACAATAAATGAAATGTACAGAAGATTTGGAATTAAGCGAGGAGTATCTGACTGGTTTTTTGGACAAGATGTGGTTCATGATTTACAATTAAGATATGGGGAAAGGTTTATAGGTGCTCAAGGAAGTGCTTCTTTAGTAAAACCTTTGAGATATAGAAAAGAAGAATTAATTGTAACTTATAACAAAGATCTTTTAATTGAAGAAATATTTGATTTATTTAGAAAGGGGAAAATAAGGTTTCCTTGGAAGTCTTATGAGTATTTAGAATGGCTAATAGAACATTGTACTTCTATGGAAGTAAAGCAAAAAGTCGTAGCAGGTAATCCATTAAAGACCTATGTTAAAGGTTCTGGACCGAATGATGGATTAATGGCATTGATGTATGCTTATATGGCTTACAAGTTTGATCTAACAGAAGGGTTTTCTATAAAACCAGGATTTGAAAAGAAAATAACTGCACCAATTCCTTCGTTAGCAAGAGTAAGATTTTAAAAGAAAATTATACTATTTTTACAAATTAAGTATATAATATAGACTTAAACGGAGTAAGAAAGTGTCAAGAAGAATTAATAGGCCTCCTAATAACATAAGCCCAGGGGCAGCTAAGTCTATTTCAAATATAAGAAGAGCTCAAATTACAGATTCTGTAAACAAACAAATGGAAGAAGAAAGTAATTTAAAAGTGTCTGCATCTATAGCAAATTCTCCAGATTTTAGAAAAACAAGTCTGGATAAAATATCATCTATAGTAGCACCAATGACTCAACCTGGAACATCAACTCATACAGATAGAATGGCTCCAGAAGTTTACTCTCCTTTATTTCAAATATCAAACTTAAACCTTCCTCGTGATAGAATCACGATGAATGCGTGGAATAGAATTTTTTATGACACACACCCTGTTGTAAGAAATACTATCAATTTGCATGCTTCTTTTCCTATATCCAAAATAAATATAACTTGTGAATCCAAAAAGGTTCAATCTTTTTTCGAAGAAATGTCCGAAAAGATTGATCTGTATTCTGTTGTTTATGGTGCTGCATTAGAATTTTGGAAGTTGGGAGAAGTATTCTGTTATGCAGAATTAGATGAGTCTGCTGGCAGTTGGGATAGAATTACCATTTTGAATCCAGATTATGTTCATGTTAAGAAAAATGTAATTGGAAATCAAACTTTAATATCTTTAAGACCAGATGCCTCTTTGCAAAGATTGATAAACTCAAATTCTGCATCAGACATAGCTCTAAAAAGATATATTCCTAATCATATTGTGAATGCAGTAAAGAAAGGTCAAAATATACCTTTAGATAGTTTTAATGTATCTCATTTAAAATTATTAAGTTCTCCTTATGATATAAGAGGTACAAGTATTATTGTCTCTGTATACAAAGATTTGATGCTTTATGATAAGCTTAGAGAATCTAAATTTGCTCAAGCAGATGGGATGGTAAACCCTCTTACTTTGGTTAAGTTGGGCGGTAACGACTATAGACCTTCTCAAGCTGACATTGAAGCATTTAAGCATATTCTAGAAGAAGCTCAATATGATAAAGATTTTAAACTGGTCACACATGCTGATGTGCAAATAGAACGGGCTGGATATTCTGGCGGTGTTTTGGACATATCAAATGACTTAGAAAGAATTTATGGAAACTTATATGCAGGTTTGATGGTTCCAAAAACCCTTTTTGAAGGAGAGGGTTCTTCTTATGCATCTTCATCAGTTGGTTTGGAAGTATTAAGACAAAGATATGATATTTTTAGAAATATGATGAAGAAATGGTTGGAAAGAAAGATATTTGCACCTATATGCGAATTGCAAGATTTCTTTGAATACAAAGATGGTAAAAAGGTTTTAATGGTTCCAAAGATTGATTTTAACCATATGAATCTTTATGATGTTTCAGATTATGTTAGTTCTTTAAGTAACTTTGTTGGTAACAAGCAAGTATCACTTCAAACCCTTCATAGATCATTAGGTCTTTCTTATGAAGAAGAAAGAAAAAGATTAAAAGAAGAAGCAATAGATGACGCAATATTCTCAAAGCAACAACAGATTTTAAGTGGAATGAGACTATCAGAACTTTCAAATATAGATCCAAACGCAGCTATTGCAGAACCTCCAGAAACAGTTCAAGGAGAAGCAGGCGGAGCCGAAGGTGGAGGAGGAGGTCTTCCTGGTCTAGATATGGGCGGAGGCGGTGGAGCACCTCCAGGAGGAGATCAAGGTGGCGGAGGCCTTCTTTAGGATAAAACATGAGCACTTATAGTTTAAATGATAACGTATTAAGAAAAAATATTTCTTCCCTGTTTGGTCTTTCAGACTTAACAGGGGATACGGGATATCTTAAATCAGAAAATGCAAAAAACACAGTTGAATCTTTTTTAAGAGCTGGAAGTTTGGCTGCTAAAAATTTATCTAGTTCTCCGAAAATATCTGGTTTTCTTGGAGGCTTCTCTTCAATTCGTCTTTCTAAAAGAAAAAATCTTTCTGAATATAAAGAAGAATTATCAAATATGATTTTGAAAGATCATGAGCAATATAATAAAGATATATATAATAAGTTTTCAGAATCAATAAAAGAAGATATAATAAGAAATCAAAATAACTATATATCAAGTGAATTTGAAGCATCAAAAAGATTGTTAAATAAAGTATCAGATTTAGAACAACAATATAGTAATTTAGCAAAAAATATAAATGCATTTAAAAATGATATATTTATGAGGCTTCCTGATAAAGAAAAAAATAAAAAAGGAGAAGATAGATATTACTCAAGAATAACCTACTTTCACCTATCAGTAAAAAATTCTCCATTGGAAGACTTAAGAGACTTTATAATTGATCTTGCAGAAGATATTGGCAGTAGCCCCACTTTTGATAATTTAGTTAATATGTCTTATATGTTTTTGGCGAATTCTCTCTATACAAATGTAATAAATAGCTGTACAAATGCTGTTTTTGGAGGTTCTATATCTCCTTCTCAAGAAATATCTGTTACTTTAAATGTTACAGATATTTTATCTGGAACACTTGGAGCAGGGGTTGTTAGATCTAATTATTTAAAAGTTCATGATCCAAAAGGAGCTTTTAGGTTTGATCACAAAAAAGGTGGAAATGGTATTCTTCTTTTAGAAATTCTTCCATCTGAGTATTCTAATATAGAAAAGTTCAATCTTAAAAAAGAAGATAAGTCCAGCGCTATAATAGACTCTATGGTTAAGAATAGGCTGGTAGAGTCAGTATTGGACGTTAGAGAGTTAAAAAATATAATGTTGGTAGAAACATATTCTGACAGGAAAAACCAACTAAAAGTTACATTTAAAAGAAGTTCTCTTGATGGAGTATCTATAAATGGAGGTGCTTTTATAGATAAAGATAGAGATTATTCTGAATACAAAGAAGTTCTTGTTTTTAAAAATAAATCAGGAACTCCAGTAAAGGTAGAAAGAAATGAACTTAGATTGTTTGCAAATAACAATGAAGATATGATAAAAAATGCAGAAACTGCAACAACCCAACCATTATACAAAGGAATGGTTGATGGAAAAGAAGTTATATTTTCTGTGACAGATTTGGTTACAGGAAAAGTTAAGGACTCTAAAGGTAAAAAGGCTAAGCCTAAAAAAATAAAACCAGCAGGATTATCTGGATTAGTATCTAACTGGAAGCCAGGTAAAAAGAAATGAATTACAGAACAAAGAAAGTAAAAACAGAAAAGAATTTAAAAATGGTAAATCCAAATACTGACTCTAATCTATTACAGGAGTCTCAAGGCGGTTTTACAACTTTTCAATCTGGCTATCAAGGTCACGGAGAAGATGAGCTTACAAACTTTTTAATTGATCTTGCAGATGAGCTTGATGAAGAAGGTAAAACTTCAGAGGCAAACTTTATAGATTTTTTAATTAAAAAAAATGCAACAACTGAAACAAAATTCTCTTCTGACCCTTTTGATAAATTTATGGATAAAGTATATTCTCATTCGGAAGATGAATCTTTTGACACAACTATTTACTTAAAAGAAGTATTATATAATTATAAAGAAAATTTAAAAAAATATAACGCAAGAATTCCTGCTTTAGAAGAAGCCATTTCTGAATCAAAAATAAAGAAAGAGGCTGCAGCCTTAGAAGAAGATCCATTTTATGTTTCAGATAGGATTCTTGATGTTATAAAAATAATGCTTTATTCTATAAAATTTGAAAATAGACCAAATTCATATAAAAAGATAAGAGAAAAACTAGAGGAGTTTGATCCATTGACAATGTCTGGCAAAAAAGCTCCAGGCGGTGCTGCAATAGGAGTTTCTCTAGCTTTAATAAAAAATATTTTAAATTCAAAACCAGAATTGTTTATAAGAACAGTCTTGAATGATATAAAGAAAAAGGTGGAAATGTAATGTTTATTAAAAGAAGTTATGGTAATTATATCGGAAAAGATCATCCTGATACTGTTTCTGATTTCTTTAACCCATCAAACAATTATGATTCTCTAGTTCCACAAAAGCAAACCAATGAAGATTGCGCT